GTCGCTAACAATTTTATTGCAATGACCGAACACGTTCTTGATGTCGTTGATAGCGGCGTTGTGTTCGATAAACCGAAAGTGGTGCATTGATGAAAAAGATGACCGCAACCGAGCAGATGATCGCCGACACGCTGAAGAGCAGTATCCCCGGCGAACAAATTCGTGTGCAGCTTCAGCCACGCAATCTCATTATGGGTTACGCCATCGAAGTCACGCGTGAATTGAAAGGCGAGGAATACAGTTATTACGGATGGGTCTCGGCCAAAGTCGTTCAAACGAATTGTGAACCGTGGCCGCAGGATCAGCGCCAGATGATTGAGCGTGCATTCCAAACGACGATTAAGGAGATCATGAACTGATGCCGACGCGCGTAGGGACATTCATGGGTATGGATTTGTTCGAGGATCGTTCGATGCCGGACAACGCCATTGCTGTGCGTGATGCTACGCCGATCATTCGACAATTCGATGTCGCTAATTACGGCCGTTCGCCCGTTGCCGAAGCGCTCGGTGATGTGCGGCGCATGAATGACATGGCGGACGCGCTTGCTTACGGCGTAGCGGGCCACAGGACAGAGATTGAGCAAGACCGCGTGCGCATTAGCGCCATTGAATATCGCCGCATGTACGAGCAGCGTGTGCGCCAAGATGAACGTCAGCGCGAACCGTTCCCCGTTGAAGTCAGGTTGGATCATAACCCGATGCGCGGTATCGTCGAGATCGAAACCAATATCGGCCGCGCGGCGTTTGTGCGCGATCAGGTTTCTACCAGAGATATTACGGACGAACGCGCATTGATGGACGTTGCGCGTGCGCAGGCCGCTCGGTTCGCGGAGATGATGGAGCGGCAGATTTTTGAACAACTAGCCCGCACAGTTAATGCACGCCGGGAACGCGAGTACGGCGGCAGGGGCTTGACGGTGGAAGGGTTGCGCCATGCCGCCGATTTGATGCGCGGACGGTTTACGGCCAAAGTACCCAGAGACGACATGCCGATCCCTGCGCTGGCCGACATTAAACATCGCGTTATCGAACACTGTGGCTTGAAAGCTGAATTGCTCGACACGACAGAAAAGACATGGGCCGAAGGTGATACGATGCAGCACTGTTTCGGCAAGTCGTATTCGCAGAAGGTCGTCGCCGGTGATTATATCGCGTATCACATTAGCGGCGGGCGGTTGCCAAAGTCCGGCCTGACACTCGGTTTTTCGAAAGCGGGAGATAAATGGGCGTTCGATCAGATTAAAGGTAAGAAGAACGACACGGCGCATTGCCGTCACCCTGAAGTGCTGGAAATGATCGAGCATGTTCATAAGCTGATCGGCAAAGCATCTCGCCGTTTGCCTGATGAAGTCTCCGCCCGTATGGAAATTCGTGCGGACTATATGGCTGGTGCTGTCCGAACGCAGGCTAACACGATAAGGGTTACTTCAGATGCCTAATAAAAATGATCGCATAAAGCCCGGAGCGTTGAAGCGTCTATCCGACGCTCTGGGGGATGATAAAAAGATAGGCGAGTTACTGGACGGTTTAGCGCCGCTGAAGCGTCCGCGATACGATCACCGATCAATGATGTGGGTGGTCGAACGAGAAGGGAGATCGGAACACCGTTTCGATACCCAAAGTGAAGCTGAAGATTACTACAACGAGGAGAAAAACAAATGCTAAAGATCATAGGCCAGCACGACGACAATACCATTGCGCAAGCAAAGAACGTGCTGGCACATGGCGCGGATAAATTCGTGCTGTGCGCGGACGGCCACATGGGATACGGCCACCCTATCGGCGGTGTTGCCGCATACAAAAATCGCATCTCGATCAGCGGCGTCGGCTTTGATATCGCGTGCGGTAACATGGCGGTGAAGTTGCCGATCATGGCAAAAGACATCAAGCTGGAAGACTGGTACATCATTGGCCGTAAAATCTCACAGGCCATTTCGTTCGGTGTAGGGCGCGTCAACGCCACCCCGGTAGAAGCTGCGTTTTTGGATACCGACGCAAACTGGAACAACGAAGCGCTGATCGGACTGAAAGACCTTGCGGCCGCACAACTCGGAACAGTCGGATCGGGCAATCATTACGTCGATGTCTTCTCCGATCAGGACGGTTTCGTTTGGATCGGTGTGCATTTCGGATCGCGCGGTCTCGGCCACAAAGCCACCACCCACTTTCTGAAAAAGATCGGCGCGAAAGATGACATGAACGCCGATCCTGCTATCGTCGATCTGGACAGCGATCTCGGCCAGAATTATTTCGAAGCCATGACGCTCGGCGGCCAATACGCCTACGCTGGCCGCGAGTGGGTGTGCGACGAAGTATCGCGCATCATCCAAGGATCGACAGCCCGGCTGGATCAGGTTCACAACCACCACAATTTTGCGTGGATTGAAGAGCATGACGGTGATAAATATTTTGTCGTCCGCAAAGGCTCGACCCCGGCGTTCCCGAACCAGCGTTCGTTTATCGGCTCTACGATGGCGGACGTGTCGGTGATCGTGCGCGGGCTTGATACGCCGCAAGCGAAAGAGAACCTGTATTCCACCGTTCACGGCGCAGGGCGCGTCATGTCGCGCACGCAAGCGGCCGGGAAGGTAAAGTGGAAGGGCGGACAACGCGTGCGCGTCAGTGAAGGTCTTATCAACGAAGAAGACATGCGTAAACGCGTCGCAGATAAAGGCGTGTTCCTATTTGGCGCAGGCGCAGACGAAGCACCTGATTGCTACAAGAAACTTGACGAGGTTCTGGCGTATCACAACGACAGCATCGCCGTCGAGACCCGGCTGACACCGATTATCGTGTGCATGGCCGGGGCCAACGAGTTCGATCCTTACAAGGATTGATTGAACGCAACCAGCATAAGGAGAATATCATGGCTGCAAAAACCAAAGCGAAACCGGCCGCTAAGAAATCTAAGCCGGTTAAAAAAGCCGCCCCTAAAAAGGCAGCGCCGAAAAAAGCGGCGGTAAAAAAGACTGCCGTTCCTAAAAAGGCGACAGTCAAGAAAGCTGTTACGCCGCGCAAACCGCGTCGCACGAAACTCGAAAAGGGTCTCGCTGAAATCGCCGGTGAAACGGCGGCAGGCAGTAAACGAATTGTTGCCCGCTCGGACTGGTTCATCGTCAACATCTATGTCGATAATGGATTTGTGTTCGGTCTGGCAAACGATCAGCGAGTGTATCGCTGGAACACCCGATCTGCTTTGTGGGTACTCCACAAAGAAGGTCTTCAACCCTAGAAGGAGAACGTCATGGCAAAAACCGCTGTGAAGAAAAAGCCTGCGGCGAAAGCCCCGGCAAAGAAGGCTCCGCCGCCGAAGGCGAAGCCCGCACCGAAAACAGCCGCAACCGCCAGCGCGGAAAGCGGCCATAATTCCGGTGTGAACAAATCGGCGCTACGGAGTGTCGTGGATCGGATCGTGCGTCTCGAAGAAGAGAAGCGCGGCTTGACGGAAGACATCAAGGAGATCATTGCTGAAGCGAAGGCGAAAGGTTTTGTTCCTAAAATCATTCGCAAGATCGTCGCAATCGAATTGGCCGACAAAGAAAAACTCCGCGAGGAAAAGGAAATGCTCGACCTGTATCTGTTCGCGTTTGATCCCGAACTCGCAGATGTGCTTTCATAAAGGAATTATGCGGGCATGGATGGCTCCGTGGCCCGTGTGATCGCTGCTGGCAGACCAGCGTAATCGTCTGCCAATTTTCTCTAGGGGGATATCATGAGCAAAAAACTGAAACCGCAATTCGATAAAGTCGTAGTCGTCATGCCGAACGGCAAATCTGTTCTATTGGCGCAGGCCGAACTGAAGCCGGGGTTGAGATGATATACGAACACGAACTCTGGGCCAAAGATCGTAAGAACAAAAACCGCATAGAGATGACGCGCGTGACGCCGACAGGCAGCCGCAAGATTAAACTCGAAACGTACAAAAGACATGTGGCCGCGTGGGAAGCCCGCCTGCGCCGGGCGAAGCCCCGCAATAAACAGATGCTACATCTGATAAATAAATTCGGCGGTATCGTGCCGTTCTCCCTCGCCGTTGGCAAACACCCTGACTGGATACTCTACCACTGGCTCGGCGTTCCGAAACGCGGCCCTGTGCGCACGGATAAAAATGGGTTGTTGGTTATGGGGTATATCGTGCGCCTGCTGCAAGCGGCGCGGGCTTTCGGTGTCATGCTGAAACCTGAAGATTTATTTCCCGACCTTATCGAAGACGGCGTGTTGAAAAATCCTTATACGAACCCGGAGTTAAAATCATGGTGGACAGCGATGGAGCCAGACGTGAAGTTGCAGCAGTTAGAAACGCAGATCGCAGAATTGTTGGAGGAATAGTCTTGAGCAGGAAAAATTGTATCATAGGGATTGATCCCGGTCTGTCAGGTGGCATCGCCGTCTATGATCCGGCCGCAAAGAAATTGGTGACGGTGTTCGCAATGCCGATCATCACGACCCAGAACGGCCGTCATACGGATCGCAACATCGACATCAACAAACTGGCGCTATTTATCTCGGATGCTGTCATGGAATATGGCGTCGATAACATCGTGGTCGAGAAAGTACATTCGTCGCCGCAGATGGGCTTGGCGTCGGCATTCAAATTCGGAGAAGGTTTCGGCATCGTCCGGGCTGTCGCCGAACTCTATGTTCCTAATTGCCACTACATCTCGCCGCAAAAATGGAAAGCACGCATGATGCTTTCGACGGACAAAAAAGGTTCGGTGGAAGCGGCCAGAAAACTGTTTGGCACGTCCCCTTGGTTCGTTCACTCGTCGAAAGATGGTTTGGCCGAAGCTGCACTGATCGCCCATTACGCCGCACGCGATATCGTCACAACCCCCGTTGAAGAGGAAGACCCGCTATCATGACAAAACATTGGTCTGAAGTAATGCAATGCCGCTGCGGGATGCGTTTTCGAACGGCGATAGCTGAAGCGCAACACCGCCATAATTTTCCAGCACTGTGTCGTAAACCCAAACCAGCGAAGGAGAAGAAAGAATGTCGTCGCACGTCAAAGACATAAAGGACTTAATACGCAAAGCGCGAAAGAATGGGTGGCAAATAGAATTAACGAACGGCGGCCACTATAGGTGGACGTGGACGAACGGGGAATTTTTTTATATGCGCACAAACACCGGGGGATTACCGTGTTATCAAGAAAATAAAATGTCGATTACGAAACGCCGAAACGGGAAGACCTATACGGCGCTGAAACTTTAATATACAATCCAACACGAAAGGAAGACTGTCATGACCGACGAAGTAAATCACCCTGCCCACTACACGTCACACCCATCTGGTGTGGAGTGTATCGACATCACCCGTCACATGACGTTCAATATCGGCAACGCCATTAAATATCTCTGGCGTGCCGGACTGAAATCCGAAGCGACCAAAACGCAAAAAGAAAAACACCTTCAGGATTTGCAAAAAGCCGCTTGGTATATCAACGATGAAATCACAAAACTCAAAGGAGAAATTGAAAATGGCGACCAAAAAGAACTCTTCGAAAACCACGTCAGCACGCCGCAAGGCGCAGCCCAACGTGTCGAACTCACGCGCGAAAGAGACCGTTGCCCCCGCTGCGGAAAAACAGAAGACCACATTTGCGACATCACCTACGGTGGTTGACGGCTACAAAGTGTGGCGCATTAAAGAACTGTCGGACATCGCGGCTGTCGATGAATGGCAGATGGATAAATGCCTGCATTTCCTGTCGCATCTGATCCGTAAATGCCGCATCATGAAACGCCGCCTGCTGGAATTCACTTATCACGAACAGGGGCGCATCTCATACGTCATGGAAGACCTTGAAACCGGAGAGATCATCTCCGAGCCGAAAGAAGTTGCCCCCGTCGAAATCGAAGAAGACCCACTCGCTTAATTCATGAAACTATATCCGTATCAATGGGAAGGAGCCGAATGGCTTGCTTCCAGAGAACGCGCTTTGCTGGCGGACGAACCGGGCCTTGGCAAAACGGCGCAGATCATTGTCGGCGCTGATCTCGCTAGGGCCAAACAAATCTTGGTTGTCCCGCCAGCGTCGGTGCGTTCGGTGTGGGATCGTGAATTCAAAATCTTCTCTATGTGGGGACACGACGTTACGATCTTCGATAGTGTCGAGAAATTCAAAGCCGGGCCGCAGCGCGGTGTCAACGTCATCAATTACGATCTGCTGACACGCGGGTTCAACGAAAAGAATTTTGGCTTTAACCAGTACATGAAAAAATGGCTTGCGCCGTGGTGGGATTTGATCGCTGCGGACGAAGGCCACATGATGAAGGAACGCGAAAGCCTGCGCACACGCGCCGTCCTCGAAAACCGGGGGCTGCATGGCCGCACAGATCGTTTGTGGATTGCGACAGGTACACCGATGCCGAACCATCCGGGCGAACTGTGGACGATCCTCGCGGCAATGGGCGCTACGGATTTGTCGTACACGGAATTCATAAATAAATATTGCACATTCGGCGACTTCGGATATTCGAAGAACCAACCGAAGGGCGCAAACCCCGCAACGGAAAAAGAACTAAACCAACTATTGAGGTCTGTCATGAAACGTCGATACAAAGCATTGGTCATGCCGCAACTACCGCCGATCCGGGTTGATGACTTCCCGCTGCCGGAAACGAAAATCAAGATCGAGCAGTTCTTCGAAG